AACAGGCAACTTTCTGCCATACATATCAAAAGTATTTCTGACTTTAGCATTCCTTCTTGCTAAAAACATTGCAGCAGATTTTCTTGGCCCTTCACGGAAAATAAAGGATGCAAGTTCTTCCCCACCATTACGGGCAACATAACCCAAGCGCATAAGAACCATTGGCCGCCAGACTTTAGCAAAAAACTTGTCAATAACAGGAAGTGGGGTACCCCAACCAATCTTGCGATAAAACGCCATATATTTTGAAAGAGCAGCAATTTCTCTATAATTCGGTATAACATTCAACGAAGAAAAATGAGCACCTTCATGAGCGCTTGTATAAACTCCTTTACGTGGGGCTATACCTTTTAACGCTTCAATATCATCTACCATCCCGAACTTATGGTTAACTTTTGTAACAAACCTGCCTAAAAATCTTTCAAATTCTGGGCCACCTACACCTATCGCACCTGACCTTCCAAGGAAATCAAATAAGAAATCTCCTTGAATTGCCATACGAGTACCTATATCACCTGAAACAAAAGCAGAAATATATGATTCAATTACATCTCTTGGCATTCCACCGAGAACACCCATATCTGCTAAAGCAGTAAATTGTTTAATAGCATCTTCTGCTTCAAGATCTATATAGCCTGCTTTGGGTGTGTAAGTGATAAGTTTTTGAACAAATTTTGCAGGATAGTAAGTCACACCAACTGCTACTGACCCAGCAGCATAACCTGCACGTTGCAATAAACTAATATCCGCTCCGATGCTTCCTGCGTAAGCATGTCTTTGACCCCAATAGTTTTGTGCAGCGCGTACAGCGTTCGGTAAATTATTTCTTGGCGGAACAAATAATCCTTCTTCGGGATCCCATTTCCAGTTTAAATGATTTTCATAGTAATTAAATAACTCATCAACTTGTTCGGAATCTGCATTTTTTCTAGTTGCTTGAAGATCAACATTGACTTGACGTTTGATTTCATCCCATGATTTTCTTATATGAGAAATATCTCCATCAGTTAAGTTGTGTTTTTTTGCAAGTGCATTAACACGTTCAACATTTATTTGACGTTCCGCTAATCTAGGATCTCCTATTTCGTCAAACGGTTTTCCTGATTGTTTATTTAAACGCTTTACTGCTTTATCATCAAGAATGACAACTACTTCTGCTACTAATGCATCAAACTCTTCAGGTTCATCTATCAGTAATCTTTTAATCCGGTCTGTGGTAGCAGATTTACCGTCAAGGATTGATTCTTTAAGTTTAACTAAAGCAAATTCATTAGACTTTATAACAACTTGTTTAGCGATATTGGAAAATGCTCCACGCATATCAGAAGGTATTGGTTTGTATGGATCAAAAGTTCTAGACATCCAACGTTTAGATTTTACAAACTGTTCTCTAAATAAAGTAGTAGAAGGTAATGGAACAACACCATCTCCAACTACCTTACTTAAACTTCCTTTAAATAAAATATCTTTAGTTGTATCAGATTTTAAGAACGTCCACCAGCCTTCTGGCGTAGTCAAGTCAGCATGTTTTATAACTTCAACTGCTGTGTCATCAACACCATGCAACATTCCTTCGGTCCAAACCTCCGTAGTTCTGCTTTTTTGCGCTCTATGCCAAGTACGCATTCCTTGAATCGCACCAGACATTGCCGGATAATCTCTAGCAAATAAACCAAGTTCATCAACAGTTCCAGTTAATTTATCAACTTGTCTGTGTAACTCGGTTTCTGATACTTTTATTCCCTTGCCAATATTCTCACTTCTAAGTCTGTCCTTCGCTGCTGTTCTTATGTCATCAACTTTGAATGCTTGGTTGATGCGATCAATCATTCTATTTTGCCCTCTGGCTTGCATAGAAATATTTAATTTAGTTTTTGCCCACCATTTAAATCCACGCTTACCTTCTAAAAACGCTTTAGAAACATAATCATCAATAACATTAGGATCTAATTTATCTTTCGCCCTGTATGCAGTAGTAGCAGATTCCCAAAAATTTAAATCCTTATGAAAACTTTGTGCGCCACGAATAGCGGCTTTACCTATTCTAAAAGGTTTAAGAAAAATAGCCGGGCTATAAGTTAATGGATCAAGAGCAATCTCTGCTGCAAGAGCAGCAGCGCCACCAATAAGTTTACCTGTCCAATGATCCCTATTAACTTTAAGAAATGGTAAAGCACTATTCCATATGTTAATACCAGCAGCAGTCATATCATTTAACCCGGAATCATAAATTTTATTAGCCTGTTCAAAATTAGGGTTACTTAACTTTAAATAAAACGCTTGATAAGCAGCATTTGCTTGTTCTAACGTCATACCACTTTTAAGATAATCTTCTACTACTGCTGTGCCTCCACCGTTTCTGAAACGTTTCAACCTTTGAGCATCTTCATCTCCTAATAAATCTCTAACTTGCCCTAAAGCATCTTTAGTATAAGATTCATCAATATTTTTACTTTCATTCCATCCCTCGCGCCAAAGAGAAGGGTTAAGCGCGCCACTCAGACCCTCTGCTTGGTTAATGTAAGTAAGGTTTCTAACAAGTCTTTGAGCAAATCTGCTAGAAGATAAAACACCAGCCCATACACGAGAAAGAGCGTAACCAACAGGTATACCTACAGTACCGAGTACAGCACGAATCGGGTATTTCAAAACCCCCATAAATTCTTCAGGAAGAAGTGGAACATCCCATTCCAAAGGATTAAATCTATGCCAACCTGATCTCTTTCTTGAAGGATCATGAGGCTGAAACCCTGCTGAACGAATTATTTCCTGCTGCTTAGGCGTAAACGCAGCAAACTCTCCTGCCTGTAACTGATCAGGAGTATTCTTCAACTGCTCAACAATCCGATTTAAACCAATCTGACCATTAGCAAACAAAATTGTTTCATCTATCTCATCTTGAGATAAACCACTAGACGCTAAACCAACCGCTTGATCTGCTGGCAACTCAATATAGCGGCCATAGCCAGTAAGATCATTAATTCTTTGAAGTCTTTCACCATAATATTTAGTATTTAAAACATTAGTGTTTGTTGCGCCCCCCCATTCTTCAAGAGAATATTCATCTGGCACGATACTGTCCTTGTGAAAGTTGTCTTGCTGCTGCTTCAATAGCAGGATCTTTAGTCACCCTAGCCCAATCTCTTAACAGATTAGCAGTATTAACTGTATTGTGGTCTAAAGGCATTGCTTGAACAGAAGGAGGAGGCGTTAACCCCCTACCGGGTGCTGTCAAAGGAACAACATCAGGCATAAATTCACGGGCGGCTTCAATAGGAAGTGCGCCAGCCCCGCCTTGTGGGGGCGAACCGCCAGAAGGGGGGACCGGCCCTGCACCCGAAGGTACAGGCGCAGAAGAACCGGGGGTGGGAACGGTTCGGTTCTGCGGCAAAGGTATCCCACCAGCGTTAGGGTTTTGCGAAGTTAAATTCTCACCCACTTGACCATATGATGCACCGGCTTCTAAACCAGCGGTCATAGGTTTTTGCGTTTTTCTTTTTCTCGGCATTATCTAGCCCTCAAAGCATTAACTAATTGTTCTGCATTCTCAGGAGAGAACCCAGCATCAGGAGGAGGACCGGCTTGCGGACCCATCATCTCAGGACCACCGGCTAAACCGGGAGCCATCTCAGGAGCCATCGCTTGACCCTCCATCGGATCAGGCGCTAAAGCAGCCTGCTCCTCACGAACTTCTTCATCAGCCATTTGAATTGATTGAAAAATATCAAACCCCTTTTTTCTAAACTTTTCTATCTTTGCTACATACACAACAGGCAACTGACCAGAAGCAGACTGTTGCTGAATCGCAACCATAACTGCTTCCTCTAATTGCTCCTCATCTACCCTACGGCCTTCAGCCTCTGGATCATCAATATAAGGATGACGAGTACGGAAAGTATTTAAACTAATACCTTTAACACCAAGCAACTGACCTAACTGAATAGTAGTTCCTTGAATATCCGCACCCGGAATAGAATGAGAAACAACATTATCAAATGTTTCAAAATGGTCATTAGGTGTGAAAGTCACCTGACCAAAATCTCCTGTGTAACCAGTAAACATAGAAAACTTTTTGTTACCCCAATGCGCTTGATACGTAGCGAACACGCATTCATTTAAATGGGGAAGATATGCTTCCATGATTTCTTGCATTTCTTGAATACGGGGGTCCATAGCAGCACCCATGAGAGCATCAATGCCCCTACCAGTGCGTAAAGCCCCATACGATTCGCCACCGATTTGTGGGACTGTACCCGTTGAGATCCTTGCGTTTCTTTCAAGTCTGTCAATAGCGACTCTTGTGTTTTGATCTGGGGCTGATCTAAGTTCCCCGATGTTTTCCGCATCCAATAAGACATTTACTTCACCTTCCCGACCATCCTTCCATTCGCCACCAACTATCATCGGGACCTGACCGGAACGGCCAATAATGTATCGGTCAGGGAAGATGGCTTTCTCCTGCGCGATAAGTTCCAATGCCATAAACTTTGCCATCAGGTCAACGATGCCCACTACGTTAGAAACGGAAGAGGCGATACGATCAAGTGTTATCCTGCCGGGTGTAATAACACACGGCATTCCTGCTTTATTTATATGTCGGGACAATTCAAAGTTGCTTGAATGTATAGAAGAGTCATGAGTCCTTACTGTGTAGCGTGGACCAAGGATACCGATAACGATATGTTCAGCGTCTATCCATTCAACTACATCCCATAGTTCCTGCATCCCATTTTCATCAGAAGGAACAGGGCCACCATTTTCTTGACGGCTAGTAGGATAGTTCTGTCGCAACCATTCGCCAGACTTGCCGTAAATAAATCCACAGTTACCGGGTACATCAAAGTTCTCGGCAGCCTGCGGTTCAGGGTAAACGTTAAGAGGGTCACGTACTTCTATCTTCGGGCAACCCATTTCAAAATCTGGGTACAC